AAAAAGTTCTAAACAACTACGGTTTCGTAGTAAAATCCAGTCTGACAAAAGATTGCACTCATTTAATTAATGAGAGTGGTATTGAGTCAGCAAAGACACAGACAGCTCGTGACCGAGGTGTTTTAATAATAACAAATCTAAAACATTTAATTGAGGAAAATTAAAATGGCATTACCAAAATGGACAGACGAAAGAACTTCAGAATTAACTTCTTTTGTCGGTGACGAAAGCCCTGTATCACAGGCAACTGTAGCTAGCGCTGCAGAACAATTAGAAACTTCTGTTAGGTCAGTAAGTTCTAAATTAAGAAAGATGGGTTTTGACGTAGAACTAGCTTCTGCTTCACAAACTAAATCTTTCTCTGATTCACAAGAAGCTACTTTATCAGCTTTTGTATCAGACAACAGCGGTTCTTACACTTATGCAGAAATCGCTGCAAACTTTGAAGGTGGAGCATTTAGTGCAAAATCTATTCAAGGAAAAATCCTTTCTATGCAGTTAACAGAACATGTTAAACCTGCTCCTAAGGTTGAGACTGTTAAGTCTTACAATGAAGATGAAGAAGCACAATTCGTAGCATTAGTTAACGATAACGCTTTCATCGAAGATATAGCAGAAGCCTTAGGTAGAAGTGTAAACTCTATCAGAGGAAAAGCTTTATCACTTCTTAGAGCTGAAGTTATCAACGCGATACCTAAGCAAAAAGAAACAAAGGGTTCTTCAAAGAATGACCCATTAGAAGGAATGGACATTACAGATATGTCAGTTCAATCTATCGCTGATGAAATCGGCAAAACTCCTAGAGGCGTAAAAACTATGCTTACTAGAAGAGGCATACAGTGTTCCGACTATAACGGCGCTGCTAAAAAAGACATTAGCTAATATTGTCTTTCTATTGGGGCGGTCTTAGGACTGCCCTATCTTTTTACATATAATTCACTTGGGAGATTGAATTGCAACTCGAAGCCGCATTACTAAATAAAATAATTACAGATGGTGACTTAGACACTTGGGCTGAGTTACAAGAACATTATATACCTGAAACTGCTCCCGAACGTGCTATATTTAAATTAATAGAAAAAGAAGTAAACAATAGGCAAGCTCTGCCTACTTGGGAAGCTCTATCCATGATGGAGCCAATGCCCGAAGAACAAAAAGAGCATATCGCATCCCTTGAGACTTTAGAAGTAGGCGTAGAGCCTCACATTCTATTGGACTTTCTCAAGAACAAATTTACACAATCAGAAATCTTAAAAGAAGTAGAGATTTTTCTGGGCAAAACAATATTAACAGAAGATGCCCAAGAACAGCTAGACACACTACAAGACATAGTTCTCAACGTAGAAGACAAAGTAGAAGTAGAAAGTGAAGCAAACAATATGAGAACTCTAGAACTGTTCGACTCAGATGATGAAATTAAGAAACGCTTACCCCTTGGTTTGAATGAAGAATACGACCAACACACCACCTTCTCTCCCACAAATTTAATTTTGTTAGGCGCTAAATCTAGCGGGGGTAAGTCGTTTACTTGCAGTAGTATTGCTGCATCCCTTTACAATGGATATCTCAACTATCCACGCAAATCAATCCTATATTTTACAATAGAAATGGACTCTCGAGAAATTATGCAAAGAATTGCTGCACAATGCTCAGGCGTACCGTTAGGCTTGACATCCCCCCACGCATCCCAAACTGGTGTACCACGAGAAGATTATAAAGAAGGAACTATGTATAGAAGACTGTACCCTAAAGATTGGGAGAAGTTAGCCACATGGTGGGCGGGTAGATATGAAAATGGCGAAGAAATATTAAAAGAAGTTCTTGAACAAGAACCCCCAATACTTGACGCAGTCCCTAGGCAATGGGTAGGTTGGGATATGATGACTGCTCAATTAAAAACTTTAAAGAAAGACTCACCTAGTATAGAAATATATTATGACCCAAAACTATCTCTAACAAAGATAATGAGTGTTACCAGAAACAAAATGAAAACAATGCACGACCCTGGCGTAATCATAGTTGATTATATTAATCAGGTTAAAAGAGGAATACAAAATAGAGCAGGACAGTATGACTGGACTGAACAGATAGAAATATCTAAAGCATTGAAAGGATTGGCACAAGAAGTTGAATGTATGGTTATTACAGCTTGTCAGACTAACCCTGAAGGAGAGATTAAGTTCTCTAGAGACTTACAGAACGCAGTAGATGCTTTCTATTTATTAGAGAAACACGACCCTGGCGAAGTAGATGATGTAGAACCCGAAGAAGATTATGGAGAGAAACCTGCAGAAACTATTGGTCAAATGAAGTTTATATGTAAAAAACTTAGAAATGGTACTCCAAAACATTTTATCAGTGAGTACAATTTAAATACACTAAAGATTGGTCCAAAGACTGGAATTATTAAACAAGAAGTTGTTAAACAAATGGACAAAGAAGATGAAGAAAAGAAAACTAAACGCACGAGTTATTCGGACGAACCACCATGGAACTAATATGATTTTATACACAGAAGCCCAATTAAAAGTAGCTTATGAAAAATACTTAGGAAGATTACTACATGCAAATGTACAAGGTATAGAAGTACCTTTTCCTACACTAGAAGATTTTAGAAAGATTTACGAAGAAGAATGGACACAGAAATACAAGGAGATGAACGATGGCATATGATAGAGTAAGTAGAGAAACTGCCGAGTTAGTCCCTTTACCTCCACACACTTGGTATACAAGAACAATAGGTTGGTTGCTAGAGCAACCGAAAGTACAAGAAAACATAACAAATGTACCGCCAAACCAACCTTTAATAGACAGTCTGCGCATGCACGGGGTTAAATCTCCCTTCCTGTGTATGCCAAACTGGTACCCGATTGCTGGCTCTCAGAGATTGAGAGCCGCGGTCGACCTTCCAGAGATACATGACCAAACGGTTAGAGTATGTAGATTTGATAAAGAATATTGGTTACTGTTTTATCTTTGGGGACAAAAACAAGAAAGAGATAGAATGGTTGCTATTTGGTTTCAGATGGCAGAGTTAGTATGGAAGTCACAACACTATGATTACGATACTGACCCTAGTGGAACTAAGATGACAGAATTTGAAAAGATAGGCGATACATTGCCATGGAAACATAAAAAATGAAAATACTAATAATAGGCAGTGGAAGATGTGGCAGTTCTCAATTACAACTTGCTTTACATAAAGAGTGGCATCTACCTTGGTGTTCAGAGCCTTTTAATACTGATTTAAATCCAAGTGAAATATCTTATCAGGAAGGCAGAGTTACTTTGTCACAGATTAGAAAACCTGATGGAGAAGGTATAGTAAAAATATGTGCACCTCCATCTCGTCGTATTAAAGGTTGTGTAGAATTTGCACATGAATTTGATTTAGTAATCTGTTTAGATAGAAGAAACGAAGGAGCAAGAATATTATCTGCTTTGCATGCTATAAAATATAATACTTGGTATGGTAAGTATAAACCTCAAAAACTAACTTTAAGAATGCACGAGAGTGGAGTAATAAACGATATTGTAAATCAAAAAACCGCACTTCATGAAGTCGCAAAAACACTAGGGGCAAGAGTAATTTACTTAGAAGATTTGTATGAAAAATTCAGAGACGATGAAGAACTAAGTGAACTTGCTAAGTATTTTGACCCCAAGGCACGATACTGTGAAATTTGAAGCAGATGTAATAGGCGAAGGAAGTATGAGATTCAACCCACCAAAAGAGTGGTTAGTTGAAAGAGGTGGTGCAAATCATCAAGTAATAGGACTTTGCGAATTAATCTGCTATTTGGATAGCCAATGGAAAGGGGCAACAGGAAAAAATATGATTGAGATTGGAAGTCATGCAGGAGAGTCTACATTTATGTGGGGAGCTTCAGGTTTCTTTGATAAGATTGTAGCAATAGACCCTTTCCTAATGAACTATGCTTGGGCTATCAAAAAATTATATAAACAAAACACAAGTTATTTTGACAGTATAACAACTATAGAAAACTTTAGCTTTCGTGTAGAAAAGAAGTTTGCAAATAATACTATAGATTTTTTATATGTTGATGGAGAACATACCACAGAAGCTCTAAGACTAGACCTAGATATGTATGAAAACAAAGTAAAACCAGGCGGTTTTATAGCGGGACATGATTATAGTGGAGCATGGATGAGTGTAGTTAATCTTGTTAATGAAAGATATGGAGAAGAAAATATTACCGTATTTTCAGATAGTTCATGGTTAGTCAAAAAAACTTCTTGACAACAACTCACAAATTTGATATAATATAGAATATGACAACAGAAGAACTACTAAGAGATAAAAGCATACAGTACGAAAAATCAGGAAAAGATTTAGTAGTAAAGTGTTTGAATCCTGAACATGATGATACTAACCCTTCTATGAGAATAGATGAGGGTACTGGTATGTTTAACTGTTTTTCATGTGGATTTAAAGGTAACTTGTTTACTCATTTTGGCAGACCACAAACAGGATTAGAAAATGCCATAGCTCGTATTCAAAATAAAATAGATGATATCCGTTCACAAACAACAGGATTTAAAATGCCTACTGCTGCAAGAAGATTTGAAGGTAATTGGACTCATAATGGTAGAGTATTAAAAGCAAACACTCTTAAGAAATGGGATGCCTTTACATGGGATGGTGGTGGCTATAAAGGTTATATTGTATTTCCTTTGTATAAAGCTGATAAAAGAATATTTGGATTTGTAGGAAGATACTTAGGAACAGACCAACAAAGAATGATAGATAATAAACCTAAATACTTATTACAACCACAAGGTGTAAAAACTCCTTTCATACCCTCAAGAGCTAAGCCTCTGAATGGTAGAGTAGTAATAGTAGAAGGTATACTAGATGCCATGAATTTATGGGATAAAGGATTATATAATGCAGTAGCTGCATTTGGAGTGAATAAAGTAACTACTCAAAAGTTAAATTCACTTAAGCTACAAGGAGTATCAGGAGTAGATATAATGTTTGATGGAGACACTGCAGGAAGACAAGGAGCAGAAGTAGCAGCTAATCTAGCAATAGAGTTAGAATTTGATGTCAGAATTATACCACTCGCAGAAGGGCAAGACCCAGGCAGTCTAACACAAAATGAAGTAGACTTAAAAATAGCAAAGTATTATGTATAAATGTGATATATGTGCTTGTTATATACGAAAGCCAAATAAGATTGGAAGAAAAGATAATCTTACAGGAGATAAAATAACATATCGTATATGTGATATTTGCATGAACGCAGACAAACGTACTGTAGAACAAAAGTTTATACATATACAAGACAAATTAAAACAAGCAGAAGGATTTGAAGTATCTTCTTCTCGACACAGACCAAAGGAAAAGAAATGAAAATAGCAGTTATAGAAACAAAAATGTCCAGCGTTAACTGGAGTACATATATCGAAGGAGATTTTGATAGGTACGCTTTATGCTCTAACCCAGCAATTAAGAAAGTACTAAAAGGAGATGTAGACATAGAAATAGATATAGACCAGTATGACTGGTTAATATTAGTAGGTGCAGAGCCTTTTAAACTTTATACTAAGAAGACTTCTGTGACTGAGTTTAATGGACAGGTTATAGATAAAAAGTTTTTAGGATTAATCAATCCTGCAATGATAAAATTTAAGCCAGAAGCAAAAGACCAGTTTGAAAAAGCCATTGATAGTATTAATAAATACATCAAAGGAGATAAAAAACAAAGAGCTTTACCTGACGAACAATGTTATGGAATACAAGACAAAGAAACAGCAATGAAATATTTACAAGAAGCTTATGAGCATGAGAATAATTATATTGCTCTTGATTCAGAGACTTCAGCTTTATATACTAGAAATGGTTATATGCTAGGATTCTCTATGTCTCACAAGGCCGAGCATGGAGTATATGTTGATACTTCTATAATAGATGAAGAAGTTGAAGAACTGATGCAAAAAATATTTACTAAAAAACGAGTAGTATTTCATAATAGTAAGTTCGATTTACAATGGTTTGAGTATCATTTCAATTTTGAGTTTCCTAATTTTGAAGACACAATGCTTATGCATTACATGTTTGATGAAGTACCTGGTAGACATGGTCTAAAGACTTTGGCAATTAAACATACTCCCTTTGGAGATTATGAATCTGAGTTAGACCAGTGGAGAGAGAATTATTGTAAAACTAATAGAATACTCAAAGGAGACTTTAGTTATGATTTGATACCCTTTGAAGTTATGAAAACCTATGCAGCTATGGATGCCATAGTAACATTGCTATTGTTTGAAAAATTTGAACCACCTTTACTAACAAATAAAAGATTGTATGGAGTATACAAAAACTTACTAATAGAAGGAGTTAGATTTCTAAAAGATGTAGAGCAAAATGGAGTACCCTTTGACCAACAAAGACTAGAGTTTGGGCAGAAGCGTATGGATGAAGATTTACAAGCTGCTATTACAGAATTATATGAGTTCCCTGAAGTTAAAAAGTATATAGAAGACAAGGGTGCATTTAATCCTAATTCAACTTTACAGCTTAGAGCATTGTTATTTGATTACTTGAAACTAACCCCAACGGGTAAGAAAACGGGTACAGGCGCTCATAGCACAGATGCAGAAGTACTGGGACAACTAGGAGAGATACATGATGTACCAAAACATATTCTTGAGATTCGACAGAAAGCAAAGATAAAAAACACATACTTAGATAAAATTATCCCAAATCTTGACATGGATTGAAGACTTCGTACAGGTTTCAACCTTCATGGAAC